GCATCGCGTCGACCCGAAGCCTTCGCTCCGTACCGCTTCACAGCAGTACTTCACCAAGCCCGTCGACCTCCCAACGTATGAGCCACTTGGCTGGAACATCACCTACCCAGACCGGCTCACGAAGCCGTCGCTCCGTACCGCTTCACAGCAGGCGTTCGCAGCTCCTGCACAGCTGCCTACGTACGAACCGCTTGGTTGGAACGTCACCTATCCCGACTGCATCAACCCGAAGCCGGGACTTCGTACAGTTTCACAGCTCGCCTTCGATGCACCCGATCGCCTGCCCGACATCCCGCTGGTGGATCTGTCGTGGCAGCCGCTCTACCCCGTCTACGTCTATGGTCGGGCACGGCTGGTCACAGCTTCACAGCTCGCCTTTGCTGCTCCTGCACAGCTCCCCACCTACCAGCCTCTTGGCTGGCACGAGGTCAGCTTCCCCGACAGGCTCACGAAGCCGTCGCTTCGCACCGCTTCACAGCAGTACTTCACCAAGCCCGTTGATCTACCCACGTACCAGCCTCTTGGTTGGAACGTTACCTACCCCGACAGGCTCACGAAGCCGTCGCTTCGCACCGCTTCACAGCAGTACTTCACCAAGCCCGTTGAGCTACCGACGTACCAGCCTCTTGGCTGGAACGTTACCTACCCCGACAGGCTCACGAAGCCATCGCTTCTCACCGCTTCACAGCGCGCGTTCGCAGCTCCTGAACGTCAACCCGACCCGCCATCGCTTTCGTGGTTGGGTGTCTACGCAGATTCCGTCACGCGCTTCTACTACCCGGTATCAGCGCAACCGTCGTGGGTAGGCGATACCACCCCGCCACGACCGCCTGCCCCTGAACTGTCTTGGCAGCCGAGCTATCCGAACCAACTCTACGTTGCCAAACGAAACCTGCACACGCTGCTGTACTACTTCGCGCCGGCTCGGCAGCCACCATCACTCGGTACCTTCGGGATCACCGGTGTCCTGGTCATGGAAGGTGCCATCTCAGGCGCGATTGTGGTTGAGACGATCACGGGCTCTCTCATTTTGGTAGGCAGCCTGTCTGGTACCCTCGACACCGAATGATGGAGCCATAACCATGTCCCACGACCAGACGTTGAGCCCGCTCAAGATCACTCAGGGTGAGAACAAGACCCTCAAGATCATCGTCAAGGATGTGGCGAAGGCGCTCCAGGACCTGACCGGTTATCAAATCTTCTTCACGCTGAAGAAGCGCTACGACGACACCACCCCGCTCATTTTGAAGCGCAGCACGCTGGCAGGTGGTGGGGACACACAGATCCTGATCGTGCTTCCTCAGACAGGGACCACGAAGGGTCTCGCCCGCATCTTCCTGCTGCCGTCAGATTCGACGCCTCTCCAGGTCGGTGACTACGTGTGCGACTGCTGGGTGGTCGACCCAGGTAGCATTCGCACCACCATCGTCGCAGAGAAGGCGTTCACCATCGGTCCGCGCGTCACCATCATCCCGTAGGAGACTCCATGACCGACACTTTCAAGCTCACTGGCAACTTCAAGATCGAGTCACCTCCGAGCATCGTCCCAAGCGATGCGATCTTCAATCTCAGCGGACCACTCTACGAGTCGTTCAGCGTGCTGAAGAAGTTCGGACAGGTCGTCACGCTCGACGCCGATGGTGCCGAGGTCATCTCGTTCGGAGATGTCGCGCAGGCACACCTCATCATCCTGAAGAGTGACCAACCGGTCACGATCGAGCTGACCAGCGCGCTCGGCGTGTTCCAGATGCTTCCTGGAGATCTTCTGGTCCTGAAGACGTTGGATGTACCAATCACGGCGATGCGCCTGACGCGAGCGGCTGGAATAGCGACGACAGCCCGCCTCATCCTTGCGCAGAAGACGCCATGACTTGACACCTGTAGACCTCAGGTGGTCTGATGTGGACCATGAAGGTCAAGCAGTTCAAGGTCCGCGTGTCAACGACCGAACATCGGTTGTGGACGTCGTACGCCAAGAAGCTCTACGACGACTCGCGTAAGGTCTCCCTGATGATCCGCATGGCGGTGAATGGTGCGATCGACGCGGACAAGAAGCGGTGAGAGCGACCGTAACGATAATCTCAAACTCCAGGTGCAGCGTCTCGTTCAGACATCCAGACCTGGATCAGGAGGCTAAGAAGAAGGCACGCACGCGGATCGTGAACCTGCTGGACGATGCGTTGGCCATCGAGCAGAAAGGATCCCACTTCATTCCCGGCGTGCAGCAGGGGCTCTGGGATGGACGACGCCACCTCTTCTACAAGGACGGGTGCACCTTCCCGAAGGGCATCATGCAGCGCCTCAAGAAGCTGCTCCGCGAGGCCGGCTACAAGGTGATGAAGACGAAGGACCTGCGGAAGAAGGTCCACGGCGAAGTCGACCTCGACCTCGTGTCAGAAACGATGCTCGCCGACGTGAAGCTCCGACCTGACCAGCTGCGCGTCATCACCGCTGCGCTGGAGGAGGGGTGTGGGCTCCTGCACGTGGCTACCGGTGGAGGAAAAACCGCAGACGCCGCCGCCATCATCAAGGTGCTGATCGAGAAGCGCTGTCTGTTCCTGGTTCACACCAAGCAGCTGCTCCGTCAGGCTCGTTCAGAGATCGCTCGATTCCTCGGAACCATCGAGGAGTACATCGGCGTGATCGGCGATGGGAAGTTCGATCCCAAGCACATCACCATCGCCACGGTACAGAGTCTCTCGCGGGTCAGCGGCCAAGAGCAGAAGAAGATCATCTCGAAGTATCTCAAGTCCATCGACCTGCTCATTCTCGACGAATGCTTTCCAGCTGGAACGATGATCGGAGACAAGCCTATCGAGCTGATCCGTGTCGGAGACGTGGTGCTTTCATTCGACGGTGAGAAGCTGGTGCAGAAGAAGGTGGTGCGACTTTTCGTTAGCAAACCACGCTGCATGGTGCGGATCACTATCGACGGACGCGAAGTCATCTGCACCTCCGGTCATCCATTCTTGACCTCTTGTGGCTGGTTGCCTGCGATTGCATTAACTTGCAAAGACGTGGTATTATGCACCACACATGGTGTGGAAAGTTTCATGCGATCTGTGCCCAACCAAGCTGCCTGGTCTTCATCGAGCAACCAAGCAGATCTACATGTGCAAGAAGTGCAAGGTGGAGCGACGAGACGCACGACGCACAGTCGTGAAGATCAAGTGCCTCTGGTGTGGGAAGAAGCTGATCATCACCTGCGCAGATGGCAGGGGAACCTTCAATCAGGCACGCAAGGGTCGAGCCTATTGCTCGGAAGCACACAAGAAGTCGCTCCGGTCCCAGGTATCAGCGAGCACGATGGCTGCCACCAATCGGAAGTATGCCTCAGCTCGGATGACATCCAACAATCCGATGAGCCGCCCCTCGGTTCGGAAGAAAGTAAGCGCAAGTCTGCGAGCGATGGGGTGGCGACCCCAGGTGATCGGTGGCAACGGAAGACCGATGCCAGTTCCGCAACAGTTACTGGCGTTAGCGCTCAGGTGGCCTACGGAGGTGGTGGTCTTGACCAAGGCTCGCCTTCGCAGCACGCCGGCTTGCTACAAGGTCGACATCGCTTCGACGGAACACAAGATAGCGATCGAAGTCGATGGCACGAGCCACTGCTCAGTGAAGGTTCAAGAACAGGATCGGAAGAAGGACAAGTTCTTGCGTGGACGAGGGTGGAGGGTGTTGAGGTTTTCGAACCAACAGGTGATGGAACGTTTGGAGGAGTGTGTCCAGATGGTCTTGTCTACAATCTCGAAGTCGAAGACACACACACGTATGTTGCTGAGGGCTTCGTAGTTCACAACTGCCATCATTCGAGCGCCAAGTCGTTCTACCGACTTGTCCAGCGCATCGACGCGCCGTGGCGGTTTGGTATGAGCGGCACACCGTTCGGGCTCGCGGACGGCAAGGGACTCATGGTCGAGGCCGCATTTGGTCCGGTCGTCGTGAAGGTCACCAACAAGGAGCTGGGAGATCTCGGCGTCAACGCGAGACCAACTATCCGCATGGTTGAGGTCGACAAGCCGATGATCGCGGACGGCGTCGACTGGCAGTCTGCCTACAAGGAAGGCATCGTCCACAACATCTACCGCAACGACATCATCGCGCACCGCGCGCAGGACTTCGCCAAGAAGGACTTCCCGACGTTGATCCTCGTGCGCGAGCTGCAGCACGGAGACAACATCAGCGAGCTGCTGCGTGCGCGGAAGGTCAAGCATGCCTTCGTGCACGGGCAGATGTCGACCGACGAGGTAGAGCGTCAGAAGGCCCGGTTGACCGAGGGGCAGATCCACGTGCTCATCGCGTCGCCGATCTTCGGCGAGGGTGTCGACATCCCATCAGTCCGTGCCCTCATCGTCGCCGACGGTGGTCAGTCGGTCGCGAACGTGCTCCAGAAGATCGGTCGAGGACTTCGTAGGAAGGCAGACGACAACCGGCTCGACGTCATCGACTTCGCTGACATGACCCATCGTTGGCTCGCGCGGCACAGTCAGGAACGCCTGGCCTTGTATCAAGGTGAAGGATTCGAGGTCATCTCAGGGCGAGTTATCAACAGCTGTGAATAACCTGTGGGTAGAGATCTCTCACGGATGAATGTTCGATTACCATGATGCTGGCATGTTGACTTTCGCGCTCGCCGCGAGCTACTAACAGTACTCGGTGGCGAAGGTTAGAAATCGACCCAACAAGATCGCCGAGGACCTCTGCATCTTGTTCTACGAAGCGTTGACAACCTCCATGCCTCCGAGGCGAGTGGCTGGCAAGCCGCCTACCAAGAAGGAGTGCAAGCAGTGTGGCAAGTGGTTCCTCTCGAACTCACTCCAGACCTGTGATCGCTGCCGAGCTACGGTGGCTAAACCTCGCACCCTATCTGAGCTGGACGCTTCAGCACGGAAGGCTTTCTTGGCGGCTGCTCGGTTGTGCGTCGAGCTTGACGCTGACGTGCGAGAATTCATCGCCTCGCAGTTCGCGATGTGGCGCGAGGCTAGCGCGTTCCACAAGAGGGTGTTGCTTCCCTCACCTCACCACCTCGGCACGCTTGCCGCCCACGTCCGCTACGTCCAGTACAAGGCTCGCGAAGAAGCCCGCCTGTCTCGGAAGGGCGACTACGAAGAAGCGCCCGATGACCAGCGTTGGTACGTCGAGGAGCGCAAATTGAATGCGTTTGCCCGCAACCAACGACGCGATCCGATCGACTTGCTCACGGAAGAGCCGGAGCATTTCTCTCGCGAATTTCTCACCCACAAGGGTGTATGGAGTGTCGTCGGTGACCTCTGGGAAGAACGGAAGCAATGCTGAACATCGCGCACAGCCACGCAGCTGCATGGCGACTCGGCCGCTCCCACTTCGACTACGTCGGAGACCTGCCGAGACCACGTGGCATGCTGATCGGCGAGGCACCGGGTTCGAACACCAACCCGAAGCTGCCTCTCTTCCCTGAACCAAGCGGTTCCGCGGCAGCTCGACTGCTCCGCTACGCTGACATCGAGGCTTCAGAGTGGATGGGAAAGCTCGTGCGCGTGAACATGTGCGATGAGCATTGGTCGGATCGTCGCGCTACTGCCGGCCGTGTTCGAGCGACCACGTGGTTGCTTGACGAGGCGAACTGGTACGACGGCAAGCCGCTCCGCGTGCTGCTTCTCGGAAACAAGGTGGCACGTGCCTGGGCCTGTTACGGACCGTTCGGCCAAACCGAATTTCTCTTCGAACCTCGGAGCATCCACATCGCGTGGATCCCTCACCCATCTGGGAGAAACCTCATCTACAACGAGCGCCGGAACCAGCTCCGTGCTCGCCGCGCCGTGCTCTGGGCGACTGGTGAGAGGGAGAGCTGGAAGTGACCGAGCAGAAGAGGCCGTCCTGGGCCGTAGATTATAGTAAGGACTTCGAGCGTCGCATGTTGCGGGTGCTCTACGTCGACCAGGAATTTGCAGCCACTAGCGGCACGTACCTCAGTGCCGAGCACTTCAGCACACCAGCACTGAGGTGGCTCGCGCAGAAGCTCGTCAACTACGTGAAGGAACACGGTGCTGGTTGCACCAAGGATGCGCTGGAGATCGAGCTTGATCGCGACATCAAGATCGGGCGCCTGACACCGAAGAACCGTGATGCTGCCAAGGCGCTCGTCGACTCGATCGAGACGCCGGTCAAGGATCGCTCTTTCGTCAAGGAAGAGATGTTCAGATTCATCAAGAATCAAGTAGTTGATCGCGCGATCCGCGCGAGCATCGACCATCTCGACACGCAGGACTTCGAGGCCGTCGACCGCGAGCTACAGAAGGTCCTCGACGTCCAGATGTCTCTGGACGGAGGGCTTGGTCACTTCTTCGTGCGCGACCGCAAGGAACGTCTCGCGCGTCGCAAGGACTACCAACCAGACGGTATCGCCACCGGTTTGTTTCTCGACGAGAAGCTGAAACCGAAGGGCGTACCTCCGAAGTCGATCACGACGATCGTGACACCCTCATCGGGCGGCAAGTCCGGTTCGCTCATGTTCATCACGAAGAGCGCGACGATGCTGAGCAAGGCGAAGGCTGTGTACATCACGACGGAGTTGTCGGAGGTGATGGTCGCTGATCGTCTCGACGCCTCGTACACCGACACATCCATCAACATGCTGGAGAAGGAGCGCAAGCTCGTCAGTCGTAGCGTGCGCGACCTCGGGATGAAATTCGGGGAATTCCTCGTCATCAAGGAGATGCCTCCAGGTGTTCTGACTCCGAGTGCGCTGCGTGCGTACCTGAGGCAGCTGGAGCGGGTCGCCTTCTACCCGAACATCTTGATCGTCGATAGTGCCGACGACATGATCCCGGACAATCCGGGAAGAGATCGCGACTCGTACGAAGACTACGGCGCGGTGTGGCGTGGGTTGCGTAGCCTCAGCTACGCGATCAATGCACCTGTGGTCACTGCCAGCCAGACGCAGCGTGGCGCCCTCAACAAGGAACACGTCGACTGGGACTCGATCGCCGACTCCGCGAAGAAGGTCATGGTGTCAGATGTGGTCCTGATCCTCCAGCAGACCCGTGAGGAACATCGTCAGAAGGTGGGAAGGTTCTTTCTGGCTAAGAACCGGTTTGGTTCGGCGAAGACTGAATGGAAAGTCCGACTCGACTGGAGTAAAACGGACATAAAAACTATCGGGTAGAAGACGAAGACGAAGACGAAGACGCTAGATGATCATCTTGCTGGTGTCAGGATCGTTGGTTCCTGGTGGTGACTCAAACAATCGGGTGAGGAAACATGGCGACGAAGAAGACCAACGGCAGCAATTCCCACATCTCCATCGATCGAGAGGAGTACGAGGCTCTCCGCACATTGAGGGATGAGAGTCACGCTCTTCTTATCGCCTCGCATGCTCGGTTGTCTCTCATCAACCAAGAGATGATCGACACCATCAAGGCGCAGGTCACGCGCATCGGTCTGCTCGACGTACGATGCACCGGGTTAGAACAGCTCGTGTTGTTGCGTCGCGAGATCGTGTCTGTCGTCGGTACGGAGATGCGAGTGGAGATGAGGATCCCGATGGCACGCGTCGCGTCACGACCCACGATCGACGCCATCATCAAGAACCTGCTCGCGACTCCAGACGTCACCGACGTGGCGATCTTCGATCATCTGAGTCGTCGGCTTCATCCTGAGTGCCACGCATCCGATGCGCACACGCGAGCAGAGCACGAGGCTGCGGGACCCAAGAAGCAATCCATGCTGCAGACCCACATGATTCACCAGCTGCAGGGCGACAACGCAAAACTCCACGTCGAGCTGGAAGCCCGCATCAAGGAGCTGGAGAAGCTCAAGGCAGATGCAGTCGCGGGTGTGTCCAAACCACAAGAGGGGAAGTCATGAGGAACAAGACGAACCGTTGGCACGAGGCGATCATCAAGGTACTTGACGCTTCTGACGTCTCGATGTCGCCCGCCCAGATCTGGCAGGTGATGGAGAACGTCAAGTTCAAGCACAAGAGTGCGTCACCGAGATCCACGCTCGGCGCACGCCTTGCCGAGCTGGTCGCTGCAAAGGTAGTAGTTGTCGTAGGAAAGGCTCTGTACCGAAGAGCGACGCCATCACATCACGCTCTACCTGTCATGGACGCTGGCGTCCCAGAGGACCTGCACAACTACAACTGATGTTGAATCTCCGAGCGATAGACCGAGCATTTGATACCGAGCGCTACGTGCTCGATCGGCAACCTAGTGCGCAGCGCAGCAGCGGTAACCTCATCGTGACCTGTCCTCGGTGCGAGAAGGAGAAGCTGTGGGTGCTCTACGTCGATCGCGACGACATTCGCGCGCCGGCCTGGCAGTGCTTCTCTGGTGACTGTGGCGACTCGGGACGCACTGCGCTCTCACTGGTGCTGCGTCTCGAAGACTGCGACATGTTCCATGCGCTGCAACTGATCACCAAGTTTCAGAAGGGCAACGAGCCTCTCATCGACCTTCGCAGGCTCGTGGAGAACCGTCTGGCCGGGGCCGTCGAGGTCTGGGATGACAGTACTGTCCGGGTACCATTGCCTGATGAATTCATAGCTGCGCGCAATGGTGGGAAGTGGAAGGACCTACCGCCGTACTTTCGTGAACGCGGCATCGGACCAAAGAAAGCTCACCGCTATGGTCTCGGATGGTGCAACGAGGGCTACTTCAAGAATCGGATGGTGATTCCTGTCTCTAGTGGAGATGAGACCGCATTCTTCGTCGCACGCTACATGAATGCGAAGCTGCCGAAGGACGTGAAGAAGACTCTCTATCCGAAGGGAGCCAAGCCAGGTCGGCACTTGTTCAACTTCGATCGCGCGAAGCACTGCGAGACGATACGAATCGTCGAGGGAGCACTCGACGCGATCCACGTCGGTAAGTCTGCGGTCGCTACCTTCGGAACCAACCTGTCCCAGTATCAGCTGGAGCAGCTGATGCACACTGCGGCACGCTCGATCACGATCATGTGGGATCCAGACGCGTACGATAAGGCGTGCGTGCTCGCAGACCGACTCTCAGACCTCTGGTCCGTCCGCGTGGTGAAGCTCCCCGATGGGAAGGACCCTGATGAGCTTCCACGTGAACAGCTCCTTGATCTAGAGGCGTCTTCGCCGTTGCTCGATTCCTTCGGTGCGAGACGCGCGTACGTCATCGGTCGATTGGAACGCAACTGACAGCATGCCAGGAACCTTGCATTCATCTTGCTAGACGGTTAGTCTGTCGCGGTCAATTTGTGTTGACGTTGTCACCTGAGGTGTGTTAGTCTTCGACGTGAGGATCAAGAGTAGATGAGCAACTACCGAGAGACTGACAAGACCAGACGCGCTCTCCCGCGAGAGAGTGCCACCGCGCTCTACGAGCTGACGTTGCACATGCTGAAGAAGCAGCGACGTGAAGCGGACTTCATCCTTCGTGTTGAGGAGAGGCCAGACGGTTTGTTCGACCTGATCGTGCTCGAACGCGTCAACTAGGAGATCACTCGTGCCAAAGAAATCAAAGAAGAAGTCAAAGCCGAAGCAGAGCAAGAAGCCCAAGACTGGTAAGAAGGCCATCAAGCCTTCTGCCAATAAGAAGGCGAAACCGACGGAGGAGATCATGGACCGCGTCGCGCTGAAGGTGATCGTGTCACAGCTCAAGGAGTCCGGTTCTGACATCAAGGTGCTCAAGAGCGACAGCGACGCGGTTCTCCAGAAGAAGGTCAACGCAGAGCTGCAGAAGCTACCTGCAGCAGACGTGATCAAGAAGCTGGAGAGTATCGATCCTGACAAGCTCGTCACGGTGCTCAAGCGTGACTGCTTCGGGATCTTTATCGATCTGGCTGACGTCTCCTGTGTTCGCTGCACGACCAGCGGTTCCTGCGCCGACCAGTTCATCAAGCATCTGAAGAGCGGGATGACGGTTGTCCATGGTGCAGAGGCCGACAAGGTCGAGGAGAAGAAGCCCGAGAATGCGAAACTGACTCCAGTCACACGCTACCAAGCTGATCGCCTCGTGTTCGTACGTGACGTCAAGAATTCAGGTGACGACAACTACTACGACACGCTCCAGGCTGTTCTCGACGAGCAACCTGGAACGATGGAAGAGCTGCGGGAGATCGTCGGGCGCGATTTCATCTTCGATAACGACAGCGACTTCATGAAGTTCGTCACGAACATGCGTGACCCCGTCGATGGACTCATCAAGCTCGACGTCGACCTCTCCGAGGCGAACAAGGAGCAACTGCGCGCTGCCGGTGTCGAGATCTGATCAACCAAGCGGAGGTGACGGCACGGCGCCGCCCGAGCTTATCGATTTTCTCCGTGATCTTGAGTCCGGTCTGTGGACTCTGCGTTTTGCGAAACCAATCAAGAGAGGACTGAGAGACATGGCGAAGAATCTGTTCGTAGTGACGATGCCCGCGACGTTGACCATCGTGGTCGAAGCTGGTGATGAGAAGCTCGCGAAGGAGAAGGCGAAGGACGTCGTCGACGAGGTGCTTGGCGCCAAGCTCGGTGTCTTGCGTGTGGTCGGCGACGCCAAGGCAGTGGCGCTCGCCAAGCAGGCGAGCAACGACGACGCCGATGAGAAGCCGAAGAAGAAGAAGAAGGTCGTCGAGGAACCCGACGAGGAGGAAGAGGAGGAAGAAGAGGAGGAGGAAGAAGAAGAGGAGGAAGCTCCCAAGAAGAAGAAGTCCAAGGCGGACGACGACGAGGAAGAGGAGGAAGAGGAAGAGGAGGAGGAGGAGGAGGAGGAAGCTCCCAAGAAGAAGAAGTCCAAGGCGGACGACGACGAGAAGCCGGCGAAGAAGAAGATCAAGATCAAACTGAAATCGTGACTCCCTCGTGACCACCAGACCGCCAACCATCTTCGCTGAAACGCCAAAGCAGGCGCGTGTGTTGATGTCGGAGTTGTACCGAGAAGCCTACCTCGAAGGGAAGGTGGTGGCGGTCGACACCGAGTTTGTGCCAGTCACGCACGAGCCGGTGCTCATGTCTTACTCGTGGGGTCGTGGCATCCGCCGCGTCGTCCGCGCCGAGCTGGTCAAGGAGCACTTTGGCGAGTGGCTCACCGACGACCAGACCAAGCTCGCGTACCAGAACTACAAGGAAGACGTCGAGACGCTGGAGGCACTCGACATACCGCGCACCGAGCTGGTCGGCAGCTTCTACATCGACGTGATGGTCACTGGCGTGCTGCGCGACGAGACGCTGGTCAAGCACAGCCTCAAGGAGCAGATGCTCCACTTCCTGAAGTGGTTCCGACGTGGCTACCCGCAGCTGTTCTGCTACGTGCCGCCTGGGATGAAGAAGGCGATCGTGATGAACCCACGCCAGGTCATGGACGACCTGCCGCCGGAGGCGCTCCTCGGAGCCGTCAAGAAGTGGGGCGGCGCGAAGGGTGTCCACAAGACCGGTCCTCGGACGGCCGAGGAGTGGCGTCAAGTCATGCTCGACTACGCGGGCGACGATGCTGAGGGCACCCAGCTCCTCGCCGTCGACCATCGTCGGTACTTGAGGCAGACCGAGTACTGGGACCGGTACTGCGACGTGGATCGTCCGTTCACGCTGACCCTCATGCAGTGTGAGGCGAGCGGTGCGTTCATCGACCAGCCGACGCTGGAGAAGATCCTCCGCAAGCAGAAGATCCGGATCATGCGCGCGGAGCACTGCTTCCGTGTAGCGGCGGACAACCCGAAGCTCAACCTGCGTTCGGGTCCACAGATGAAGAAGCTGCTGATCGACGAGTGGGGCTGGCCGGAACACCCCACCGTGAGGACCGACAGCGGTGGCGCGTCGATGGACAAGGAAGTCCTCCAGTGGTGGCTGGAGAAGCACAAGCTGGAGATGGCTGAGGTGAAGCTCGCGTTCAACAACGCGTCCACCATGAAGGGGACCTTCCTGGAGGGGATCCTCATGGGGATGAGTGACGATGGACGGCTGCGATCCGATCTCAACCAGATCGGTGGCAAGACGAGTGGTCGAATCAGCTCACGCAAGTTCGAGGTCCTGATCGAGCGATCGAAGGTTCTCAGGAACAAGACCATCAAGACGTGGATCGAGAAGAAGAAGGCTGGTGCGAACCTCCAGAACATCCCTGCGCGGAAGGAGAAGGATCCGGACGGGATCCGTGGAGCGTTCCGAGCCCCTCGCATCGGTGAAGTCACGGCATGGGGTGACAAGGCCACCGAGCCGCACAAGTTGATCGTCGCCGACTACGCGGGCTTCCACCTCGTGATCGTCGCCAACTTCGTCGCGCAGCTGACCAAGTCATCCGCGATGGTCGACGTGATGAAGAAGTACGGCACGCCGAGCGCTGTGCACGTCTACACCACGATCCAGATGCTCAAGAATGCGCGGCCTCACCGCTGCGATCCATCGACCTGCAAGGACAAGGTCGGCGAGTGGAAGAAACACCACGGTCCTGGAAAGTCGTTCGCGCTTCAAGACTTCACGATGGACGACTGGAAGCTGGTCAAGCCGATCTTCCCCGACCAGTACAGCATGGCGAAGAACTGTGTGACTGGTGAGACGATGATCCTCACCGACAGAGGCTATCGTCGGATCGATGAGATCTGTGCAGGATATCCACAGGGCAAGTCGCCTGCAAAACCTGGGTTGATGATCGCGACACGCGACGGACTTCGCCAGGTGTCAGATGTCTACCGTGCAGCTCGTCAGCCGATCAAACGTGTGACCACCGATTGGGGATTGGTCATCCGCGCCAACGATTCGCACGACATGCCTGTCGTGCGTGGTGGTCAGGTAGTCATGGTTAAGGTGTGTGATCTCATCGTTGGTGATTTGTGTCTGATGAAGATGAACAGCAACGTCCATGGTTCGAGGACGCGGCTTGACCTCATCGAGAGGCCGCAGCCGATGACCTCGTACAGACCGATCGACCTTCCTACAGAGCTTACGCCGCAGGTAGCTCGCCTCATCGGGTACTTCGTGTCTGAGGGCTACTCGGCGAAGCACAACACGACGTACACGACCACATTCGGTTTCTCTGCACTCCAAGATGAAGACATGGTCGACGACGTCGAACGGTGCCTGCGAGCGGTCGCCAGAGACAGAGTGCAGATCTACGAGGATGACAAGCGGAACACCAAGAGCTTCGTCGTTACGAGCAAGGACTTGTACCTATGGTGGAGGATGCTCGGGTGCGGGGAAGACTCTGCGACCAAGGTGATCCCGAACGCCCTCCTCAGTGCTCCGTGGGAGTTCAAGCGTCAGTTCCTGCGCGCCTACTTCGCGGGAGATGGGTCAGTCACCAACGGTGTCATCAAGGCAACGAGTAAATCTGAACAGCTCATCCGTCAGATCCAAGGTGAACTCATCAACGTCGGAATCGTCGCCAGTGTGTCGAGTCATGAAGTCCCGAGATACGGGTCCTTCTGGTCGGTGTCTGTCGCCAACGGGATCTACGCGCGCAAGTTCGCCTCTATGATCGGGTTCTCCTGTGAGCGCAAGCAGAAGCTGGTCGAGACTATCGACAGCCGAGAACGCGGATCTCTGGTCGTGGATGGGTTCATCGACGACGTCACACTCATCAAGACTGACGATCAAGCGCTCGCGCAACGACTCAATCAAGTGAAGCGAGGCGCCTGCAGGCTCAATGAGACGATCATCCGCACACTCACCGCAGAGCAGCTCGAAGGCACCCAACTCGGAGAAGTCATCCGCGACGACCTGTGGACGGTCGAGGTCAAGAGCATCGAGCCTGACGGAGAAGAGGAGGTCTACGATCTCTATGAACCAGTCCACAAGGTAATGATCGCAAGTGGTCTCCTCGTCGGTGACACCAACTTCGCGCTCATCTTCCTCGGCTCACCGTGGACGCTCGCCTACAACACTGGTCGTGACCCTGGTGACGAGGCACAGCTCGACGAATGCAAGCGTCACTTCGCTGACTGGTACGACCTGTATCCAGAGATTCCGATCTACCAGAACCACATGATCGATCACGGTCGCGAGCACGGGTGGGTGCCGACGTGGGGCAAGCGTCGCGGTCACGTCCAGAAGATGCTGGAGGGTTGCGACCGCAACGGCAAGTACATCCAGGACGACGAGAAGCGGAAGAAGATGATCAAGCACGGTGAGCGCGTGTGCACAAACACACCTGCTCAGGGGACCGAGGCCGACATCGTCAAGATCGCGATGAACGAGATCCGCGCGAGCAAGAAGATGATCGAGCTACGTGCGGCACCGCTGTTTCCGGTCCACGACGAGGTGGTATGCGAGTCACCCGAGCGCACGAGCAAGGAAGCTGCCGTGGAGCAGGTCCGTTGCATGAAGGTGCCGTTCAAGGACGAGCTGGAGATTCCGCTCGTGGTCGAAGAGGGCATCGGAGACACCTGGATCGATAGCAAACCTTAGTGTTGACATCGTCATCAATATATGAGATCATGAAAAACATGAAGCAGCGGAGACGAAGTTGGTGGGACAACGCAGGTCATGGTGAAAGCTCGACGAAACGTGGTCGCACACC